AGTATTTACGCGCATTATGTGACGATAAATCTTTAGGTAACTCATAAGTGAATGGTTGATTACCACTAGTTAAAACTTCATATACTATAGTTTCTTTTTTTATTTTGCAATTAGTTATTTTCATTATAAACTCCTTTTAAACACTGCTGAAATAGACGTCTTTTATATTAAAGTGCCATATAGGCGCTGTTGGTCACAATAAAACATTATCAACCGACATCACGTTTTCGTTTCTACAGAAGTGAAGGTAGTTAATAATTTTAAGAAATCCATTTCACTTAAAATTTCAATGTCTTGTCCTTCACTTGATAATTTTTCTGCTTTTTTAATCTTACTTGACTTGGTATAGTTATGAGTTTTTTCTAGGTTTTCTAAATTACCGACAACGAGGTAGTTAGTTGACTTTTTTACAGAGGAATCGTAAACAGAACCAATATTAGTTACAGTTTGGGCTATTTCGTTCCGTGTGAAACCTTTTAACGCTCCGGTAAAACAAACATGTTTACCATATAATATATGATTTTTATCGTTTAACTCTTCATTGTATACTAGCTCTATTTTCTTATTAGCCGATTTTTTTATGAATCCATTCTGACCAAACACACCGTACTTAAAATTTTGGTTTTCGACTAAATCGTTCAAGTTTGCATCTTGGTCTTTTAATATGTTATATGCAATTTTGGCACACACTTTAGCATCATAAAAAGCATTGTGATATTCTTCGTTTTTAATGTCAAAATGTTCAGCTAAATCTTGGAGTCTATATGAAGGTAAATTATATAAATCTTTACTTAATCGATAAGTACAAAAATATTGATTGCTAGGTAAAGGTAGATTGTATTTTTTGAAAGAATCACATAGAGCATACATATCGAAAGATGTATTATGGGCTACTATTATATGGTTATCTAAGAATCTAATAATAGCTTCATGCATTTGATACATTTTAGGGGAATCCATTACGTCTTCTTCGGATATTCCATGTATAGAAGTGTTTATAGAAGAAAAATAAGTTTCAGGATTTATGTGAGTATAAATAGCATCACGCATTTTGTTGTCTTGAAATTTTAATAGTGCTATTGAACAAATAGAACTGCGTTGTTCGTTAGCTGTTTCGACATCGATCGCTACAAAATCCATTATAATCAGCCCCTTTTATTTGAATAGTTTTTGACTTGCTACAACTCTACCTACAATCTTAACCTCGTCATCTTTTCCATATACTTGTGGGTAGTGACTAGGATTGTTTGATTCAGGAATTAAAATAATTTGGTCGTTGTTGTAACGTATTCTTTTGACAGTACCGTTGTATCCATTGACTAATACAACACCTAATTGGCCATTCTCAACAGTCGAATCCTTTTCAACAACTACAACGTCTCCGTCTTGAAAGAGTTTATCCATACTATCCCCAGACACTTGCAATCCGAACTCTTCTTTATTAGAGTTCAAATTTTTAGTAGCAAAGTATATGTAGTCGATTAAATTCTCTTCTGTATATATGGGCATTCCCGCAGATATCTTTGATACAACCGGTATCTTTTTAACTGGTATGGTTTCAAGTTGAGGTTTCTCATCTTCAATACCCATGATATATGATGGAGATACTCTTAATGCTTTAGCTAATTTTACTATTTTATCTCTCTTCATATTTTCGATATCGCCAGTTTCCCATTTTCTTACTGTGGATTTACCTACACCAACTAAATCTCCAACTTGTTCTAGAGTTAAATTCAATTCTTTACGTCTGCTTTTAATGTCTGGTTTCATTTTAAATTTCCTCCTAATAGGTATGTACTGAATATAACACTAAAGTTTCTTAAAAGCAACACCTATATAGGAAGTAAAAATAAAAATGTATTTTTAGACACTTTTGTGTTGACTAGATTGATATTAGCATGTATCATTGAAGTATCCTAAAAGACACGGAGGTGTTGAAAAATGAACAAAGCGAAACTTTATTCTGCTTTAGCGATGAAAGAGATGCATGTAAATGATTTTTTAAAAGAATTGAATAATCATGGTTTAAAACTTTCTAAAAGCGCTTATTATAGTAGAATTAGAGGAGAACAAGAATTTGACATCAAAGAAATTAAGACGATAGTCAAAGTTCTTAATTTAACCAGAGAAGAAATGAACGATATTTTTTTTGGAGAATTGGTGTCCTAAAAGACACTTGAGGAGGCATAAACAAATGCAAGCATTACAAACATTTAATTTTGAAGAATTACCAGTAAGAACATTAACAGTAGATAACGAACCATATTTTGTAGGTAAAGATGTGGCAGAAATCTTAGGATACTCGAATACGCGTGACGCATTAAGTAAACACGCTGAACAATCCAGATTACATCATTAACATTCTTACTGAGTATAAGAAAGAAAAAGAGCAAAACTTACTATTACAGCAAGAAATGGGAGAGTTGAAGCCTAAAGCAGATTATGTTGATGAAATCTTAAAATCAACTGGCACATTAGCTACAACTCAGATTGCAGCAGACTATGGGATTTCAGCACAAAAGTTAAACAAACTACTACACGAAGCTAGATTACAACGAAAAGTAAATAAACAGTGGGTGCTTTACTCAGAACACATGGGCAAGAGTTACACAGAATCAGACACTATACCAATTGTACGCTCTGACGGTAGAGAAGACACAGTGCTACAAACTAGATGGACGCAAAAAGGCAGATTAAAAATACACGAAATCATGACTGAATTTGGTTATGAAGCTAACGTAACAGCTTAATAGGAGGACTTAAAAATGAATGAAGAAAAAGTAAAAGTAGTACAACAAGTTTTAGGACAAGTTGAACAAGAAATAAGCTTTGCTCTTGGTACAGATGAAGGATCACAAATCAAAAAGAAAATTGAACATAACGGTAGGGAATACGAAATCTATATGACAAGAGAAGAATGTTTAGAAGATACCTTGATTGAAATTACTAAACTACTAGAAGCAATTAATTTCGGGTTTTATTAAAACAAATTAAACCCCAATCGAACAAACATCTTAAAAGGAGGAATAACAAATGTTACAAAAATTTAGAATCGCTAAAGAAAAAAGTAAATTAAAACTCAATTTACTAAAACATGCAAACAGTAATTTAGAAACAAGAAACAACCCTGAACTGTTGCGAGCAGTTGCAGAGTTGCTTAAAGAGATTAATCGATAAATTCTATGAATTCGATTTTAGCTGAAGCGATAGCTACTATTTTGTCTCCAACAAAAGTATATGAGCCATTAGTGAACAAGGAACTTTTAATTTTTTCTTTTGATATTTCAACAGTTCCGCGATGACCTGACTTTATCACTTTTTCTAAATTATCGATTTCAACAAATTTATCATTAGAAAGATATAAACAAGCTTTCATACTTATCACCTCCTTAGGTTGATAACAACATTATACACGAAAGGAGGAATAACAAATGAACATTCAAGAAGCAACTAAGATAGCTACAAAAAATCTTGTCTCTATGACACGGAAAGATTGGAAAGAAAGTCATCGAACTAATATATTACCAACAAATGATAGTTTTTTACAATGCATCATTTCAAATAGCGATGGGACAAACCTTATCAGATATTGGCAACCTTCAGCCGATGACCTCATGGCAAATGATTGGGAAGTTATAAACCCAACTAGAGACCAGGAATTATTGAAGCAATTTTAGAAATGCTATCAATGATACTTTTTAAATTGTTTTTAAACTCATTTTCAAAGTAAACAACAGTCTTGTCTGAAATTGTTACATGATAAATAGTGTTACTAGCATACACGCCGTTTAGGAACCCAGAGTTTTTAAGTTTATTTAAATCGTATTTTACATCTTCGAAATGTAGTTTTTGAAAATACTTTGTATGTATATCTTTAGCACTTCCAAAATTATTGCAGGTTAATTTAACCGAACCTAACTTTACACATTCTAAATAATCTTTGTAGAGTACGGACAAGATATATTGTTGGTCTTTAGTAAGTGTATCAAATTCATCAGATATCAAGGGCATGTTATCACCTCCTTAGGTTGATAACAACATTATACACGAAAGGAGCATAAACAAATGAACACAAGATCAGAAGGATTGCGTATAGGCGTCCCACAAGTTTCTAGCAAAGCTGATGCTTCTTCATCCTATTTAACGGAAAAGGAACGTAACTTAGGAGCGGAAATATTAGAGCTTATTAAAAAAAGTGATTACAGCTACTTAGAAATAAACAAAGTTTTCTATGCATTAGATAGAGAACTTCAATACAGGGCGAATAATAACAAACTTTAACATTTATCTAAAGGAGTGATAGAGATGCCAAAAATCATAATACCACCAACACTAGAAAACACATATCGAGGCGAAGAAAAATTTGTGAAAAAGTTATACGCAACACCTACACAAATCCATCAATTGTTTGGAGTATGTAGAAGTACAGTATACAACTGGTTGAAATATTACCGTGAAGATAATTTAGGTGTAGAAAATTTATACATTGATTATTCAGCAACGGGAACATTGATTAATATTTCTAAATTAGAAGAGTATTTGATCAGAAAGCATAAAAAATGGTATTAGGAGGATTATCAAATGAGCGACACATATAAAAGCTACCTATTAGCAGTACTGTGCTTCACAGTCTTAGCGATTGTGCTTATGCCGTTTCTATACTTCACTACAGCATGGTCAATTGCGGGATTCGCAAGTATCGCAACATTCATATTTTATAAGGAATACTTTTATGAAGAATAAAGAAACTGCTACTTGTTGGAGCAAGTAACAGTGCAAGATGAGCAATTGTTTTAAATAATTATATAAGGAGTTATTAATATGACCTTACAACAAAAAATACTATCACATTTTGCAACATATGACAATTTCAATTCTGATGATGTTGTTGAAACTTTTGGGATATCTAAAACACATGCAAAATCCACTCTTTCAAAACTTAAGAAAAAAGGAAAGATTGAAATGGAAAGTTGGGGTATCTGGCGTGTTATTGAATCGCAATTGCATTTAAGTGTAGTCGAACGTAAAAAAGAAATTTTAGAAGAACAATTTGAATTGTTAGCAAGATTAAATGAACAAAGTGATGACCCTAGAGAAATAGAAGAACGTATCAAGTTAATGATTCGTCTAGCTAACCAATTTTAAGGAGGAGTTAATCAATGGCAATATTAGAAGATATTTTTGAAGAATTAAAACTATTAAATAAGAATTTACGTGTGTTAAACACTGAACTATCAACTGTAGATTCATCAATTGTACAAGAGAAAGTTAAAGAAGCACCAATGCCAAAAGAAGAAACAGCTCAACTGGAATCAATTGAAGAAGTTAAGGAAACTTCTGCTGATTTGACTAAAGATTATGTTTTATCAGTAGGAAAAGAGTTCCTTAAAAAAGCAGACACTTCTGATAAGAAAGAATTTAGAAATAAACTTAACGAACTTGGCGCGGATAAGCTATCTACTATCAAAGAAGAGTATTATGAAAAAATTGTTGATTTTATGAAGGCGAGAATCAATGCATGAAGCTAGATCACTCAAATAGAGCTCATGCAAAGCTTAGTGCAAGTGGAGCAAAACAATGGCTAAACTGTCCACCGAGTATTAAGGCAAGTGAAGGTATTGCAGATAAAAGTTCAGTTTTTGCTGAAGAAGGTACATTCGCTCATGAGTTAAGTGAGTTATATTTCAGTCTTAAATATGAAGGCCTAACACAGTTTGAGTTTAATAAAGCTTTTCAAAATTATAAGCGAAATCAATATTACAGTGAAGAGTTGCGCGAATATGTTGAAGAGTACGTAGCTAATGTAGAAGAAAAATATAACGAAGCTTTGAGTAGAGATGACGATGTAATAGCTTTATTTGAAACAAAATTGGATTTAGGTAAATACGTCCCTGAATCTTTTGGTACTGGTGATGTCATTATATTTTCAGGTGGTGTACTTGAAATTATTGACCTTAAATACGGTAAAGGCATTGAAGTTTCAGCTATAGATAATCCTCAACTTAGATTATATGGCTTGGGCGCATATGAACTGCTTAGTTTAATGTATGACATTCATACAGTTCGCATGACTATCATACAACCACGAATAGATAACTTTTCTACTGAAGAGTTACCAATATCAAGATTACTTCAATGGGGAACCGATTTTGTTAAACCATTAGCCAGACTTGCTTATAACGGTGAAGGTGAGTTTAAAGCAGGTAGTCATTGTAGATTCTGTAAGATAAAGCATTCATGTAGAACACGTGCAGAATACATGCAAAATGTGCCTCAAAAGCCACCACATTTGTTAAGTGATGAAGAGATTGCAGAACTTTTATATAAACTGCCTGATATCAAAAAATGGGCTGATGAAGTAGAACATTATGCGTTAGATCAAGCGAAAGAAAATGATAAAAACTATCCTGGGTGGAAGCTTGTAGAAGGTCGTTCACGAAGAATGATAACTGATACAAAAGCAATGCTTGAAAAGTTAGTTGAAGCGGGTTATAAACCTGAAGATATTACAGAAACCAAGTTACTTAGCATTACGAATTTAGAAAAATTAATTGGTAAAAAAGCATTTTCTAAAATTACAGAGGGTTTTATAGAAAAGCCGCAAGGTAAATTAACACTTGCTACCGAGTCGGATAAACGACCAGCTATAAAGCAATCTGCTGAAGATGATTTTGACAAACTATAAAAATTTAAAAGGACGGTATATAAACATGAAAGCAAAAGTATTAAATAAAACTAAAGTGATTACAGGAAAAGTAAGAGCATCATATGCACATATTTTTGAACCTCACAGTATGCAAGAAGGGCAAGAATCAAAGTATTCAATCAGTTTAATCATTCCTAAATCAGATACAAGTACGATAAAAGCCATTGAACAAGCTATAGAAGCTGCTAAAGAAGAAGGAAAAGTTAGTAAGTTTGGAGGCAAAGTTCCTGCAAATCTGAAACTTCCATTACGTGATGGAGATACTGAAAGAGAAGATGATGTCAATTATCAAGACGCTTATTTTATTAACGCATCAAGCAAACAAGCACCTGGTATTATTGACCAAAACAAAATTAGATTAACGGATTCTGGAACTATTGTAAGTGGTGACTATATTAGAGCTTCAATCAATTTATTTCCATTCAACACAAATGGTAATAAGGGTATCGCAGTTGGATTGAACAACATTCAACTTGTAGAAAAAGGCGAACCTCTTGGCGGTGCAAGTGCAGCAGAAGATGATTTTGATGAATTAGACACTGATGATGAGGATTTCTTATAAGTCAATAGGTGGGGTTTTTAGCCCCACTTTAATTTTAAAGAAATTGAGGTGTCAAGAATTTGAAATTTATGAATATAGATATTGAAACATACAGCAGTAACGATATTTCGAAATGTGGTGCCTATAAATACACAGAAGCTGAAGATTTCGAAATTTTAATTATAGCTTATTCGATAGATGGTGGAGCGATTAGTGCGATTGACATGACTAAAGTAGATAATGAGCCTTTCCACGCTGATTATGAGACGTTTAAAATTGCTCTATTTGACCCTGCTGTAAAAAAGTATGCATTCAATGCTAATTTCGAAAGAACTTGTCTTGCTAAACATTTTAATAAACAGATGCCACCTGAAGAATGGATTTGCACAATGGTTAATTCAATGCGTATTGGCTTACCTGCTTCGCTTGATAAAGTTGGAGAAGTTTTAAGACTACAAAACCAAAAAGATAAAGCAGGTAAAAATTTAATTCGTTATTTCTCTATACCTTGTAAACCAACAAAAGTTAATGGAGGAAGAACAAGAAACTTGCCTGAACATGATCTTGAAAAATGGCAACAATTTATAGATTACTGTATTCGAGATGTAGAAGTAGAAATGACGATTGCTCATAAAATTAAAGACTTTCCAGTAACTGCAATTGAACAAGCATATTGGGTTTTTGACCAACATATAAACGACAGAGGTATTAAGCTTTCTAAATCATTGATGTTAGGAGCTAATGTGCTCGATAAGCAGAGTAAAGAAGAATTGCTTAATCAAGCTAAACATATAACAGGTTTAGAAAATCCTAATAGTCCTACACAATTATTGGCTTGGTTAAAGGATGACCAAGGATTAGATATACCTAATTTACAAAAGAAAACGGTTCAGGAGTACTTAAAAGAAGCAACAGGAAAAGCTAAAAAAATGCTAGAAATTAGATTGCAAATGTCTAAAACCAGTGTGAAAAAATACAACAAAATGCATGACATGATGTGCAGTGATGAACGGGTAAGAGGTCTGTTTCAATTTTACGGTGCCGGTACTGGAAGATGGGCAGGTAGAGGTGTACAACTTCAGAATTTAACAAAGCATTATATTTCAGATACTGAATTAGAAATAGCAAGAGATCTTATTAAAGAACAACGTTTTGACGATTTAGATTTATTACTCAATGTTCATCCTCAAGACTTATTAAGTCAATTAGTTAGGACGACATTTACTGCTGAAGAAGGTAATGAACTAGCAGTAAGTGATTTTTCTGCAATAGAGGCAAGAGTCATAGCATGGTATGCAAAAGAACAATGGCGTTTAGATGTGTTCAACACACACGGAAAGATATATGAAGCATCGGCTTCTCAAATGTTTAATGTCCCGGTAGAAAGCATAACTAAAGGCGACCCTCTCAGACAAAAGGGAAAAGTGTCCGAATTAGCTTTAGGTTATCAAGGTGGCGCTGGAGCTTTAAAAGCGATGGGTGCATTGGAAATGGGCATTGAAGAAAACGAGTTACAAGGTTTAGTTGATAGTTGGCGTAACGCAAATCCTAACATAGTTAATTTTTGGAAGGCTTGCCAAGAGGCTGCAATTAATACTGTAAAATCCCGAAAGACGCATCATACACATGGACTTAGATTTTATATGAAAAAAGGTTTTCTAATGATTGAACTGCCTAGTGGAAGAGCTTTAGCTTATCCAAAAGCTTTAGTTGGTGAAAATAGTTGGGGTAGTCAAGTTGTTGAATTTATGGGATTAGATCTTAACCGTAAATGGTCAAAGTTAAAAACGTATGGTGGGAAGTTAGTCGAGAATATTGTTCAAGCAACTGCAAGGGATTTACTTGCGATTTCTATAGCAAGGCTTGAAGCATTAGGTTTTAAAATAGTTGGCCATGTCCATGATGAAGTAATTGTAGAAATACCTAGAGGTTCAAATGGACTTAAGGAAATCGAAACTATCATGAATAAGCCTGTCGATTGGGCAAAAGGATTGAATTTGAATAGTGACGGATTTACTTCTCCGTTTTATATGAAGGATTAGGAGTGTGATTGAATGCAACATCAAGCTTATATCAATGCTTCTGTTGACATTAGAATTCCTACAGAAGTCGAAAGTGTTAATTACAATCAGATTGATAAAGAAAAAGAGAATTTGGCGGACTATTTATTTAATAATCCAGGTGAACTATTAAAATATAACGTTATAAATATCAAGGTTTTAGATTTAGAGGTGGAATGATGGCTAGAAGAAAAGTTATAAGAGTGCGTATCAAAGGAAAACTAATGACATTGAGAGAAGTTTCAGAAAAATATCATATATCTCCAGAACTTCTTAGATACAGATACAAACATAAAATGCGCGGCGATGAATTATTGTGTGGAAGAAAAGACTCAAAATCTAAAGATGAAGTTGAATATATGAAGAGTCAAATAAAAGATGAAGAAAAAGAGAGAGAAAAAATCAGAAAAAAAGCGATTTTGAACCTATACCAACGAAATGTGAGAGCGGAATATGAAGAAGAAAGAAAGAGAAGATTGAGACCATGGCTTTATGATGGAACGCCTCAAAAACATTCACGTGATCCGTACTGGTTCGATGTCACTTATAACCAAATGTTCAAGAAATGGAGTGAAGCATAATGAGCATAATCAGTAACAGAAAAGTAGATATGAATGAAACACAAGACAATGTTAAACAACCTGCGCATTACACATACGGCGACATTGAAATTATAGATTTCATCGAACAAGTTACGGCACAGTATCCACCACAATTAGCATTCGCAATAGGTAATGCAATCAAATACTTGTCTAGAGCACCGTTAAAGAATGGTCATGAGGATTTAGCAAAGGCGAAGTTTTACGTCGATAGAGTGTTAGACTTGTGGGAGGGGTAACGATGGCAACGCAAAAACAAGTTGATTACGTAATGTCATTACAGGAGCAACTGGAATTAGAAGACTGCGAAAAATATACAGACGAACAAGTTAAAGCAATGAGTCATAAAGAAGTTAGCAATGTGATTGAGAACTATAAGACAAGCATAAGGAATGAAGAACTATATTACGAATGCATGTCGTTTGGACTGCCTAATTGTTAAAAGGAGTGACGACCATGACAGATAGCGCACGTAAAGAACGCTTAAACCAATTTTTCGGCTCTAAAAGATATCTGTATCAGGATAACGAACGAGTGGCACATATCCATGTAGTGAATAGCACTTATTACTTTCACGGGCATATCGTACCAGGCTGGCAAGGCGTAAAGAAGACGTTTGATACAGCCGAAGAGCTAGAAATATATATAAAGCAACATGGTTTGGAATACGAGAAACAGAAGCAACTAACTTTATTTTAGAGGAGATGGAAATGATGAATAACCGCGAACAAATTGAACAGTCCGTTATAAGTGCTAGTGCGTATAACGGTA